GGGAGAGTAATTTGTTTATGGTCGTCTGATATTTCTAAAATTCGATCATATGAATGTTTAATTTTACTCATATTAATTGTAATTTTTTCTCAAATAAGTTTGAGAATGTTAATGGTTGACATGTTTGAATCAAACTAGTGAATTTTTCAAATCCCATTTCACTTGGGTCTTTATCATCCATATCTACCAGGTATACTTCTTTACCTTCATTAAGTAGCTCTTCACAAAATGTTAGAGCCTGTTTAATAGCATCTTTATCTAATGCTATATATATTTTTTCTACTTTAGATGTTACTAATTTTTTTCTTAAACTCTTTTGAATATTTTTACCTAATAGTGGGATAACATTACGTTTAATAGCAAGTGCGTCAAATGGTCCCTCACATAATGTAATTGGTATATTCCAGTTAATAAACAGTTCAAATGGTATTATATCTCTAGATACATCAGGATTTTTATATTTTAAAGATGAGTTTTTATCAAAACTTCTAGCTGTGAAATAATTTAAAATTCCATTAGCATCATATGATGGAATGATAATACAGTTGCTATACTTGCCAGATTCACAATAACCTATATTGTATTTAATAATGTCGTTAGGGGTGATATTTCTACGTTTTAAATAACTGATAGCGTGCTTATATTCAATGCTACTATATATGTTAGCCAGTGTTTTAAATTCGGGTGGTAATTCTACTTTAGTGTTAGTCACTGTCACTTCTAAATGATCAGAGACATATTTAACTAATGATTTTACTTCAGCTATTTTATCCGCTGGGGCTGATGTTAGTTTAAATAGTTTAACTAAGCTTTTACCTCGTTTGTCACAAACCCAACAATGCCATGGGTGTTCACCTTTATCATTTTCAGATAAGTTAACTTCTAATTTAGGTTTATGATGATTACAGAATGGACAATGATAAGCGTAATTACCTTTTGAGGTTTTCTTACCTTGTCCTAAAACAGAATTTAATGTAGCTACTAAAGCTTGATTTACCATACTTATAGTATATCAACTACAGTTGGGGATGCCAAATCTTTTTTAAAGTATCTTCCTTGTATGTTATCATTGTAACTATCTTTTTCTAGACACTCAGTTACAAATTGGTATTTAGCTTCAAGATATGATAGATGTTTTGAGGTCCACGCTAATTCTAAAATTTCTTTATAAAATTTATCTTCACCAATAGTAGCGACATCTTCCAATAATGGTTTACAACTACCCCAATATGTTTTCCAATCCGATTCAGCGTAAGTAACTTCTTTAGTTTTCTTACGACCAGGACCAGTTTGTTCAGCCATAGCTTTCTTACCTAATTTTTTAGTTTTTTTATGTTGTAGGAATTTTTTACCAATGTATATTTTACCATTGATAGTGTTAGAAATTAAATAGACAAAACCAAATGGTGTTTTATCACCAAAATCTTCTATACTATTTATCTCTTCACCTTTATATAACCATTTACTCATAATTTTATTTGTCTATATTAACTAATATTGTTGTATCAGTTGTTGCGCTTGTTGGAAGTGGTTGACCTAGTTTAGCTACCATTAATAATTCTTGAGCTTCATTATAAAAACCTACTGTTGTAACATATGGGCTAAAATAAGAACCTGTTACAAAAGAATATGGAGTACCATCTGTTGATCCTGATATTAATGATGGGTTTAAGCTAAAGTTAAATTCATCAGGTCTAATAGTGCATTTATATTGCGTTTCGAATATTGTTCTTGAACTTTGGAAACTACATGTAAAGTCATTAGTTGAGTAAAAAGTATCATCTACATTGGTTAAAACAAATGTATTTGTGAATACAGCTACTCCATGAGAATAATTTATTATACCTACAGAACTTGAACCAGTTGTTAATAATCCTTCTCCATTATCTATGACATCATAATATCCACCAGCTGAGTTTTCAAATTTGGCTCTAAATGTGTTTGGGTTAATGTAATCTCCATATAAATCTCTAGCTATAAACAATACCCAAACATTAGCGTTAGAAGAAGTGTTGAAATATCTTTCAAAACCATAATTAGATGTATATCCAACTGAGTTAGTTTGGAATAATGTTGTGGACTCATAATTAAAAAATCTACTATAAGTGTTACTTCCAGTATAATTTTCTAACACAACATTATTAAAGTTAGTAATATAAGGTGACCCAGTTATTGGATTAGGGATATAATTTGTATAATATAATTGTTTTACAGAATTATATAACCCACCTATAGTTATTGAACTACTATTATAATTTAAAGAAGCGGATGTATTAAAGAATGAGGAAGATTTATTATAATTTTGTCCTAATAATCTTATTACTCCATTATCTTCTAAAGATGCACTTCCCTCAAAAGAAAAACTTTTGTTAACAACTAACGGAGATACAATGATATCCGTGCTTAAAAATTGTTTGAAGGCACTCATTCATTAAAAATCTAATTTAACACGTACTAACGCTTCCTTAGTGAAATCTTTCTTAAGTGGTTTAGATAATTTAGCTACAGCTAACAATTCATTTTGATCATTATATAAACCTACAGTTGTAATATAAGTAGTTGGGCTATTAATAAATAAATCATATAACACAGCTCCTGTACTACCTGATATAAAACTTGGGTTTTCAGTGTAGTTAAATTCAGCATTTCTTGCTCTACAAAATACAAAATCTGAAGTAATTGTTTCTTGGCTATTTAATGAGAAACTACTTGTATATGAACCTGTAGTCATACCTATTTTAGCTGAGCTTGTTGAGTATAAACGTGCTGGGTTGTTAACATTAGAGTTAGATGTTCTCTGAGTATTTAAAGCAATACCTCCACTAGCAAATGGTAAATCTAAAGCAGCAGCATTTAATATGATGGTTCCTACATCTGGTAAGAATAAACCATATGAACCTGATATTGTCATACCAGCACTAATTGCTCCTAAAGCACTATTAGCAGTTGTTATGGCTGATCCATTACTTCCTGATACAATTTGGAACACACGACCAGCATCACTATATGTAATTGTAGTTGTGTCTAAACTATTATCTGTTAAAGTAATTTGTTTAGAAGCTGAGTATAATGTTAAGTTTAATGACCCAGGGAATAATGATTCTTTATATCTTGCTCTATCAATTGTAATAGTATAAAAATCTTGTTGGGTTGGAGTTACAGTTGAGAATGAGAAATCTGTGTTTTCATCTCCATAAATCATATTTCTCCACTGTCCATAAATTGTTCTAGTTGGAGATAAACCATTAATTCCAGCGTCATATAACAATGAGCCAGATCCTTGTTTATTACCATAAGCTATATTAAATTGTAGTACAGTTGTAGATGAACTAACAGATGGGTCTAAATTGTAAATATTTAAATAATAATTACCAGATGTTCCAGCTGCTTGTACAGAAGATGTATACATGGATGTTAATGGAGAAACATAATTAGTCCAACATGGAGCTGTTATAGTATCTGCACTAACTAGAAAATCTTGAGGGTCTAAAGCTTTATATGACATTTTTTATAATATTTTATTAGCTAACTTTTGTTATAGTAATTGGAATAGTAACTCTTGCTCCACTATCTCTACCTTGTACAATTAATATAGTTTGTAATTGAGTTTGTGAGCCAAACAGTGTGTTAATAGTAGTACCAGTCATGTTTAATGTAGTACCAATTACTGTTTTAGACACATTAGTTCCAAGAGTAGTTGTTGAATTTAATGAAGTAGCAGCTGTAGTATTAATACCAACTCCATTAAACACACTCATTGTTCTAACATCACCAATTGTGAAGTTATAACCAGATGTTTCATAAGTCTGTGAACCACCTAAATAATTTAATGTTTGAGGTGTAATTGATAATGAGGCACCTTGTTTTAAAGTAATATTAGTATAACCAATATTAATTATAGGCATTTTAGCTGTACCACGAGGTAATGTAGTAAGTAAATATTTCATTATTTGAGTTTCATCAGAAAATGCTTCTAAAAGAGGCATACCTTCAATTGCTTGACCATAGTAAGCAGAACCTGATGGGTTAGTTGGGTTATATAGAGTATAATCTATTTCATCATCAGATAAAGCAAATTGTGTAATTCTGAATGAGCCGTCATTTTTGGCTAATAATTCTCTACCTTTTTTTGTTAAGATAGCGTCAACTGTTATGATTTGGTTATTTAAATATCCCATTTCTTTTTTATGATTTTATTATAAATATTATGATAATGTGCCTTCTGCGTTAAGTTTACTAATTATGTTTTCAAAATTATCTTCTAATTCTTTAGATATATATTGTGGTTTAATAAAACCTGTTAAAGGTTGACCTGTGGTACCAGATGGTTTTTTAATATTTAATACAATATAATTACCATTTGGTATTATTCTATACAAACAAAAATGATCTAATATAGAACCACTTGGAATAGGAGGACAAACTTTTAAAGCTAAATAACCATCAGTTGTAGTTAAGTTTTCGTATACAACATGTGTGTTATTTGGGTCATACTCAAATCTAATAAAATCTCCAGGTTTTGGGGTGAAGGGTAAGGTGATATTACTAAATCCAAAAGCTGAAGAAGCTGTTGGTATTACTTGAGAATATTGGTTTTGAGCTAATCCTGTTAAAGCTAATGACGCTGTTATTATTGTAAAATCATTAGAAGATGTAGTATATGTTCCTACAGACCAATATGAACTAGTTATAAAATTATTTGAGATATACGTTTGAGTATTAGTGAATACAGTGCTATAATTATTATCAGCAGCTAATATTCTTAATTGATTTGCTGTTCCACCTGAGTCAACAGCATATTGTACTCTTATTTTGTCACCAGCATTAAAATTAAATGGTTTAGTTTGAGCTGTTTGGCTTTTAACTTCATCACTATTATTAAAATATTGAAGTCTTGTAAAAGCCCCATCAGTTAATTCAAGAGCTGAGTAATTAACACCACCATCTGTTGATTTTTGAATTTGGAATTTTAAATAATTACTTCTATTATTTTGATTAGGTCCAGAAAATGCTGATTTGGCTACTATTGTTGTTTTAAAAGATACTTGAGTTCCTTGAGATGTAGTATCATTAGGGAAACCATAAATATAAGTACTATTATTATAATTACTTCCACTATCATCTATTTCTGTTCCAAAATCTAAAGTAGCAAAGGAAGTATTGCTGATATAAGCAGAGGCTGCTTTTTTAGCCATAAATGAGTAATTATAAGCACTATCTAATCCTACACCTCCAGGACTTGAAGAAAAACTCATAGTTTGTATATAATCCATTCTTCCAGAACCAGTTTCAGTAACAAGAATTGTTTCTATTTTTCCTATTCCTGTAGTTACTTTATCACCAAGAAGTGTAGTGAATAATGTTGTGCCGTCTAAACTAGTAACGTTTACTGTTTTACCTATTTCAAAATTTTGATTAAGATTTAATAATGCAAATGAATTAGCTTGAGGTGTAACTACATTACCTTGAGCATCAATTAAATATTTAATAAAATATGCTGTTTGGTCTATAATTTCAGGACCAGTGCCTCCAACATCATTAAAATACGCGAAATAAGTTTGATTTTTTTCAGCCGCTGATAGTGATCCTTGGCCACTTCCATTAGTGGTAGATGTGTTAAAATCACCTATAATAGTATTGCCTAATAAAAATTTTTGTGGATCATTATCAATACCAGTAGGTACAGGAGAATTATTTTTAGTTTGGAATACTGTTGTAAAATTAGCCATAAACTTATTGGTTTACTATATATGAAGTTGTTTTACTACCGTTATATCTAATATTAGACCAAGCTTGTGAACTATAATTTGAGTCTTGGACATAAGCTCTATCAGCTGTTCCTGATATGATAATATCAAAGTTAACAGGAGTCAAGGGATTTTGAGAATAATCTACATCCATCCATACATTTGAATATTGGGCTGTTTCAGCATTGTCTAATAATGGGTTATAGTCATTATAATCAAAATTAATAGCGTCTGGGTTAAATATTGCTAATGATGATGAGCCATTAAATGGGACTGAGGATGTTATAAATTGGAGGTTAAAATTTCTTAATGTTACATCTCCTCCTGAAACTGTTATATTACTATTGAATATTGACGCTATATAGTAACTATTTTCTATAGGGCTAAAACTTTCTCCAAAAACAATATTTGGAGTTAATACCCCAGATCCTGATATAGGGACGTATACTGTAGATGTTAAATAAGAAAAATCATATAATGTTTTACCACCACCTATTCTTGAGCCAGATTGAGCTAAAACTATAGTACTATCCTCTCCAGCTGTACCAGATGCTATTTTAATTTCAGCTGACCAAGAGTATATTATACTCACATTAGGAGTTTTATGAAAGTAATATACCCCTGAGGATGCGGTGAAGTAATTTATTGGATTTGAAGTTATAGTACCATAATTAGTTATGTAAGTTATAACTCCAGATGGTGCTACAGTGCTATTTTTTTGAACATCTAATGAGTAATCTAAAATTTCTCCTTTAGATGAAGTACTATATCCTGGGGTTATGCCATATAAATAGAAATTAGCTTGTTCTTGGATAGTAGTGATAGGATATTCAATAGCACTACGATCAGGATATGTTAAAGTAATTGATTGTAATTGACTTAAATAATCTGATCTATCAAGGCCACCAGAGTCATATCTATTAATTTTAATATATTTTACTCCATTGTTATATAACTGTCCGAATCCTGTTGTTGGCATATCTATTATCTTTGTATTGGTGGCCCACCAGGTTGTAATATACTACCAGTGTCATACCATAAATATATTTCACCTTGATTTGGTGAAGTGTTAATATCTAAAAAATCTCCTAAAGGTGTTATACTACTTAGATATAATGTTGGGTCATAGTATATTTCTAAAGTAGTAGGTAGTTTAAATTCATTATCTGGGTTTAATTCACCATCTACTACTGTGAACTCAGTCCCAGGTAATTCTCCATTATAAAATTCATCTTGTGAAGAATGTGATATGTAACTTACACCAATTGAGCTAGTATAATCTTGTATCCAATCTTGAGCAAATGTAGTTACATTATATGGGTTAAATACTCCACCTGTGCTACCACTTATAAAAGCAGTTTCAATAGAACCAGTATATGTTAAATCTTCTCCATAATTAAATGAACTACTTAACCCAACACCAGATGAAGTAATATTTAAGTTTTGATATTGTCTATCATATACTTGTGGTTGAGGATATTTATTTCTTTCTAAAATATGTTGTTTAATAACTACACCTGATGTAAGACTTGTTCTAGCAGGAACAAAATCCTTAATCATTTTGAATAGTGAGTTATCAAAGTACTTAATTAATCTTATATAATCTTTTAAATCGTAAGTATCAAAATATTTTTGAAAGAAATTATTACTTAAATAATCTAAATCAGGATATGAAGTAGCAGATGATGATACTTGTCTTGGGTCACCAATATATTCACCTATATTAAAATAACCTAATGAGTCAATAATATCATCATTAATCTCATTTTGAGGTGAAAATGCTACTTCTAACATGTTAACATCTGGGGACTCACTACCTGAAACTGGGTAATTTTGTTCTATGGAAATATATTGTGATATAACACTTCCTGTAGGTAGACTAGAAGATACAATTTGTATTTTATCTGTTACTCTACCTTTTAAACCTACTATAGG